GTATGGTAATTCATACAAACGCTTAATTCTTTTAGGTAACAGTGAGAATATTGAGGTTGTTAAATGGATGTTTAATATGCTTTCAGAGCGTTTTGTTCATTTTTCATCCGAACAATTCAAAAAGTATAAGGAAACTGATGAATATATTTTCGCTGTTCGTAAGTGTTCAAAAGACCGTTATCAACGCGGTTATTTAATTGGAGCAGTGGATGGTTTGAATAGAAAACTTACTGAAATCGCTGAGCGTAATAAAAAGCAGGAGCCTGAATTATCTGCTAAGATTACAGCGTTGACGATTCGCAATGATGGCGCGATTACGGATTATGTTCATGATAAATGGGGTGGTGTTAGAACAGTAAAAACGAATTTCACCGCTGGTATTCGTGATAGTCGTGAAAGAGGTTATCGTGATGGCTATAATACAGATATAAATAAACCGATACAAGAAAATCATAAGCGTGCCGCTTCAACTGTTAAATTACTGGGTTAGACTTTAATAAGGGTTATTTATTGACGGACTATGGGTGACCTTCACAGGTCGCTCATAGTTTTTTTATAGTAGGAATTAAAAATAAATAGTGAAATATGGATAAATTTGTTATATAAAATCGCTGGAATATAATATTCAACAGCTATTAGTTTTATGAATTAAGTAATTTAATTAATGATTGGAATAATTTATAAATATAGTATTTTAGGAGGTTGTAAGTATTATGGACATCATCCATTTTATGTCGGTCAACATTGGGAAAGAAATAGTTTAGATGAATTCTTATCAGTTGATGCTGTTTATATTGGAAGTGGCAAAAATTGGTTGAAATTCATTGAAGAATTAAGGATAAAATATCCGTTTAAGTGGCGATATTTAATTAAGCGTGAAGTTCTATATGCCAAAGAGGATATTTCTCAAAAAGCATTAGATGCTCTTGAACAACATTTTATTAAGAAAGAGAAAGCGCATTATTCATATAGATTAGGCGGTTGTAACATCTTATGGGGCACCGCTAATGAGTTCGGTTCAGGAAGTCCGATGAAAGACCCGAATATTGCCGATAAAGTTATTAAACAGCTTTTAGGCAGAAAGGGTGCTAAAAGGTCTGAAATAGGTAAAAGGAATATGAGTATTGCCGCTAAAAAATCTTGGACTGGAAAAAATGGAGAGTTGAGGAGAAAAAACTTATCGCAAAAAATGAAAGAATATTGCTCAAGACAAGATGTTAAAGAAAAGAGGTCAAAAATAAACAAGGGAAAAACATTTTCAGAAGAGCATAGGAGGCATATATCAGAAAATCATGCTGATTTTAAGGGAGAAAAACATCCAATATATGGTAAGCATTTATCTGAAGAGACGAGAAGAAAAATAAGCAATGCTAATAAAGGAAGAAAGGTGTCTGAAGAGACGAGAAGAAAAATGTCTGAAAGTAAAAAGGAGTATTTCAAGACTCATAAAGCCCATAATGCTGGTAAGGTTGGGATATTTCATCATTCTGAAGAGACGAAAAGAATTTTATCGCAGAAACATTTAATCATAAATGCAAATAAATGTAAAAATGAAAAAAAATAACATTTTGGTGGACGGCAATTTTTGCATACATAAAGCATTCGCAGTTTGGTCAACTTATTATCAAGATGCTAAAAAAACACAAGAAGAAAACGAACAGTTAATAATCAAAGCATTACTTGATAAAGAAAAAAGACAAATTTTTCTGCGTAAAGTTATCATTGACCTATGTTTCTCAGTTCGGAAATTTAGTGAGAAGCCTGATAGTTTGGTTGTAGTCATTGATTCACACTCCTGGAGATATAAGTTCTATGACAATTATAAATATGCCCTTACGCGTGTGAATGCATCGTATTATCAAGAATTTTGTAATATGATAGATTATGTTGAAGAGTTCTTTACAAAGAAGGGTTTAATCGTTAGCCGCGTTCCAGGTGCTGAAGGTGATGATTTGCTTTATCTTTGGAGTATATACTTCAATCAAGTTTTGGATGAGCCTTGTATTATCATTACTGGTGATTCCGATATAAGACAAATCATGAATTCAAACATAGCAATTTTCAACAATAATTCAAAGAATCTACATCTTTACTGTACTCCAGATAGAGAGGTGTATTGGAATGAGAGAATGGAATCAGATGTTATGGTTGAACCAACAGTTCCGTTTGAGGTTGTTTTATATAAAACATTGATGGGTGATAAATCTGATAATATACCTAAGATTAAAAACGGAATTGGTGATGTTGGTTTTCGTAAATTCATTAATTCAATAACTCCATACACTAAACCACAAGAAGGAACAACTCTTACAGCAATGGCTATGTGGATTGCTGATAGGTTTTCAAAATTTGCTAAGTTAGATTATGAAGATACGCTTGGTAAGGTTTTATTTAATTTGAAAATGACTTGGTTGAATCTTGAAACATATAATGGTATCAATGAAGAGTTGTTGCATAAGATGTTGAACGATATAAAGAACAAGAAAAACAATTACAGTTATAAGAAGTCATACACATTGGAAGATTTCTATGGTATGATGATAAAATAACTTAATTAAAAATTTTGAATTATGAGCAAAGATTTAAGCGTTACCGATGCTTTTCAGAAGCATCTTGCCCAAAGAAGGGCAAACATTATTAGAATGTTCAACAATCCTGAAGATGCTGTTGGCATTAGTAAAGCCGAAGAAAATGACGACTTTGAAGAAGATGACGACAAGATGAAGAAGGGTTGTGGTGACGGCAAAGAAATTGAAAAAGAAAATCCTGAAGAAACTGAAATGGAAAATGAGGATTCTGAAGAGGATGAAGATGAGAAGACAGATGCTGAAAAGGCTGAGTTAATTGACCTGATTGGCGTGGAACAATTGGATGTTTGGAAGGCTGAAATTGATGAATTGGCTACTAATTACGATTCTTTCAATGAAACCGAAAAGGCTGAAAAGATGCAAGCAATTGATACTGAAATCAATGGTTTCGCTGAAGTTTCAGGCTTAGAAAAATCCGATATTCTGTATGCTTTAAGCGGTTATGATACCAAGTTTAAGTTCCGCAAGACTGGTAAGGAAATTAAGGAACAAATCAACACCGCTGTTATTCCTGGTCTTAATGCTAAACTTGCTACTGCGAAAACTGAGGCTGAAAATTTGTTGAAGGAATGCGGTGATGCTCCTACTCATGATGTTCCAGAGTATTGGACTGGTGAACTGCATATTGAAATGCCTTATAAGTATTACGAATGGGATGAAACAAGGGTTCCTGAAAATAATCCTTCTATCAGCGTTGTTGCTTCATTCTCACCCGATTCTTATAAGCAGCGTTGTTGTAAGAATGCTCCTGCTTCTCCTGAAGAGGCTGAGATGCGTTGCAAGTATAATGAACAGATTCGTAAGATTTGTAATATCACAACCGATATTAAGGCTTGCGAAATTGTGTCCAAGAATTTGAAAGATAGCGAGGGTGTTGAACTTAATGTTCGTCAATTGCTTGCTTTCAAGTTCGTTTAATCAGAAACATTCTTGTAATTTTTCATTTTTTTTATTTGGCCGCTTATAGCAATATTGGCGGTCAAAGTTTTTATAGCATAGTTTCTTATTATATAAGATTAATGCTATGGATAATCCCTGGAGATATTTTAAGATAGGTGATGTTGTTACTAATGAAACAAGTTTCGGGAAGAAAAAACGTTTTGTTATTATATCAATGCGCGGAAATTCATATTGTCCGTTAATTGATGTTCATCCTATCTTCAAAGAAAAAGTTGTTTGCACATTTATACCATCTTTAATGAAATTGGTTGATAGTCCTAACAGACCATTCAGACGATTGAAAAGGGATGTTTTATTGAAAGTAAACAAGAAGGGGAATGTTGAAGCAAAACGAGAAATAACAATGAGATTATACAATAAAGAATTTTAATATGGCTACTACAAAAATGTTTGCAAATTGGTCGTTTTTTAATCAGTTACCTGACGACAGTATTGATGTTCATGAAGAAAACAAACGCTTATTCTTTTGGCTAATGCATGAAAGAATGTGTATTTGGAAGCGGAGGTTTGTTGATAAACAAGAAAGACCTTGGACAAAAAATGAGATTTTGAGAGATTATAAATTCACTAATATTTATCGTGAATTAGATAGAAATAGTCAATGGCAAATTAAAAACATTTTGCTTGATGATTCTCTTAGTTTAAGAAATCTGATTTGGAAGTTGATGGTTTTCCGTTTCTTTAATAGTCCTGAAACATTTACATTTGAACCTAAAAACGCTAATGGTATTCAAGGTGATTTGTTTGGAGAGCCTGTGAAAAGCGGATTGAAGCAAGTTCAGAATCCCAATGAATTGATTTCTGCTAAGCGTTGGAAAAATGGAATACCTGATTATGATGAATACGATGAAGATGAATTTAGCCGCTTTATTGCAGGCATACGGAGCACTGGTCAGAATCCTTATACCACCGCTTATTTAATTAACAGTCAAGCAACCCCAGGACAACCACGAGATTATTGCTACACGCGTGTAGTTATTCCTGAATTACATCGTCGCCTTCCTGATTTAATTAAGACTGTGTTAAAAGCGGAAAATCCTGAAGATATTATTTCATTCTTGACTAAGATGCCCGCTGTTGCAGATTTTATTGCACATGAATTTTATCAAGATTTTACATATATTCCGCGTTACACGAATAGGAAATTTATGAAATTTGACCAAAACGATTATACTAATGTTGGTCCAGGTGCGAGCGTTGGAATAAGATTGATTTATCCTTCATTACCAAATATAAAGGAACAAAAGAAGGGCATATATTGGTTACGCGATGAAGCTGAAAAGCAGTTAAGTGATATTGCTAAGGAAAAGGGTGAACCGATGTATTATCTTGATTGGGATAAGAATAAGCGTGAGTATGTATTTTCCGATTATTGTAACATTACTCTTCATCAGATTGAAATGTGGTTATGTGAGTTCCAAAAATATTGGAAGATGACTATAAAAACAGGAAAACAGCGTTCCAAGTTTGAGCCTAAGACAAAAAGTTTGATTGTTAATTAAGGTTTGAAATGATAAGTAAGAAATTAAGTGAATTGCCTGAGCAATTAGAATTTGATTACAACTTAGTAAGCATAGAACTTGATACATCACCAAATCGGTTAAGATACATATCATCAGCCGATTTGGATGATGCTGTTAGAAAAGATGCTTTTGATTTATTTTATAATAATCTGCGTCAAAATAATGCTGTTGTAGTTAGTTTTGATAATAATGCTGACATGTATGAATACGGCGATGACGCTTTGGTTATTGTATTGTTTGAGAATGAATCAACTCGTTTTATCATATTCGATATTCAAGATGCTAAGAAAATTGAAAACGCTATCTTTTATGCAAAAGAGGAATGTTAGCAATTATTAAAGAGTAGTAGTAAGAAGTTTAACAAATAAATCTATTCATTATGAAAGTTTTTGCAATTCAAATTACATTAAACGGAAATCCTGAAAGTATCTTCATAAAAACCAATGCTGATGCGTCTAAGGTAAAGAATTTTACAATTATTGATGTAATTAAACCTAACGGAATTGGTGATTTGCCGATACGCGCTGGTTTGGTAATGAATTACTCAGAGTTGCTTGATAAAATCGCTTTGAGTGATGCTATGGGATTGATTTCTGTTTCTGCCGTTAAGGTTCAAGACGGTGACGATACCG